TAACTGAGTGCCTGTGGTTGCTCCCGATCACAGGCATCCTTTAATGGGAGTAAGGAGATGACATGCCAACCATAATCACAGCCACCGAGTTGAGATCCGTGCTTGGCGTGTCATCTGCCTTGTATGATGACACTTACTTAAATGGCATAATAGACACAAGCGAAAATACAATTCTGCCAATGTTGGTTACATTCAAAAGCCCAATTCAAAAGACAGTATTAAACGATAATGTCGCTACTTTCACTACACTAGGTGTACATGAATTTACAACCGGACAATCAGTCGTTATCGCAGGATGCGGAAGCCCATACAATGGAACAAGAACAGTACTTGACTCAGATCTTGGAGCATATACCTTCCAAGCTGCAATCACAAATGCCGATGTCGCAGAAGCAAATGTTATTCCAAGTGGAAGCGCGACTTTATCATCAGCATCAACTTATGTTGGAAACCAATCTGTTCGATCAGCTGTTTTTGCAGTATCAGTCGAAGTCTTTCAATCAAGAATCGCAGCAGGCGGACAAATAGAGGGTATTGATTTCACCAGTACGCCATACAGGATCGGGAGATCGCTTTACAGTAGGGTCATAGGCATATTGGGGCCTTATGTAGATGTTGAGGGAATTGCCCAATAATGCCAGCATCAACAATTTTAAGTTCAGTTAGACAACCTTTAGCAACAGCATTAGCAGGAGTTGCAGGAAATGTTTATTCATTTGTTCCTGAAACAGTTATTCCACCAGCAGTTGTAGTTGTGCCTGATAGCCCATACCTAGAATTTGATTTAATCAATAAAGCGGTTATTAAAACTAAAATTAACTTTACGATTACAGCTGTAGTTGCTTACAATAGCAATCCAGCATCGCTTGACAATATCGAGCAACTTGTTATGAGCATTCTAGCGGTAATTCCTAATGGATATATCGTTGGACAGGTCGAAAGACCTACTGTTACTACTATTGGTGCATCAACTATGTTGATCGCTGATATAAGAGTTTCAACCTACTACACACAAACAAACTAAGGAGTCAAAGTGCCTACCACAGTAATCACAGGTCGGGATGTTACCTTCACTATCGGTGGTAACACTTTCGATGCACAGGCTACAAGCGCAACATTAACTGGCGAAATGGATCGTCAGACTTATGAAACACTTGATGGCAAAGTTTACAAAGTTATCGACAATAACTTCACATTTGATATTGAAATGCTAGCCGACTGGGGCGCAACTGGATCTCTATGCGAGATTCTATGGGGTGTTGCTGAAGCATCACCAAATACTGGAATTAATACAGTAATGACAGCAGCTTCAGGTGCAACATTTACTTTCCAAGTATTACCATCATGGCCTTCAGCCGGTGGTGCAGCGCCAGATGCACAAACTGTTGCATTATCATTCCAAGTAATTGGCGTGCCAGCAGAGTCATTTAGTTAAGAAATAAAACGGGAGCAAAAAAATGAAGTTACCAATTACAATTGAATATAACTCAGGCGAGCAAGCAACTTATATTGCCCAACCGCCTGAGTGGGCTAAATGGGAGAAATCAACTGGCCACACCATAAGCCAAGCCAAAGATAAACTTGGAATGTGGGATCTGATGTTTTTAGCATATAACGCACATAAGCGAGAAGCAGCAGGAAAGCCAGTAAAAGGATTTGAAGTATGGATGGAAACAGTTGCTGATGTAATAGTCGGTGATGCAGACCCAAAAGCCATCCAGCAGGAAGCCTAAACAGATTATTGGTTGAGTTGGCAATAGCCACACAAATTCCAATGAGTGAATGGGTTGACGCAGACGACATTTTGACAGCTATAGAAGTATTGGAGCAGAGGTATGGCAAGTGAAACAATCGCCTATAACAAAAAAGACCTACGCGACATTTACAAGGCTTTCAAACTTATGGATGACCAAGCAACAGAGGAAGCACGCCGTCAATCTGCTGCTCTGGCGTATTTTGCATCTGAGGAAATTAAGGCGTCAGCTAGAACTAGAACAAAGGCTGGCAAAGTTGCGCAAAGAGTCGCGGATGGCGTTAGCATCTCTAAATCAAGCAAGATCGGTGAATTCAGTTATGGATTCGCACGTCAAAAATTTTCAGGTGGTGCTACTACACAAACCCTATGGGGTGGCATTGAGTTTGGTTCAAATAAATTCAAACAGTTCCCTGCATATTCTGGACGGCAAGGTCGTGGATCTCGCGGATGGTTCATTTATCCAACCCTTCGCAGAATTCAGCCTGAATTGATTAATAAGTGGGAAGAAAGTTTTAATCGAATTATTAAGGAATGGGTCTAATGGCTACCGGCAATCGCACATTAAAATTATCAATCCTTGCTGATGTTGATGATCTAAAAAAGAAATTAGGTGATGCTGATAAAGCCGTTGAAACTAACTCAAGCAAGATTTCAGAATTTGGAAAGAAGGCTGCTGCTGCATTTGCTGTAGCTGCTGCTGCTGCCGTTGCCTATGGCACTAAATTAGCCATTGATGGGGTCAAAGCGGCGATAGAGGATGAACAGGCACAGTTAAGGTTAGCTGCTGCATTAAGAACCGCCACAGGGGCCACAGAAGGCCAAATAAGGGCAACTGAGGACTTCATCCTTCAGACATCTTTAGCCACAGGCGTAGCCGATGATCAATTGCGTCCAGCAATGCAAAGATTGGCAGTATCTACAAAAGACACAGGCGAGGCTCAAAGATTATTAGCACTTGCTTTAGATATCTCAAAAGGTCGTGGACTAGATCTTGAACAAGTTGCAAATGCTTTGGGTCGTGCTCAGGATGGTAATACTGCATCACTTGGCAGATTAGGATTAGGTTTATCAAAGACAGAGTTAGCCACATTAAGTTTCACAGAGATTCAACAAAAACTATCTGACCTATATGGTGGCGCAGCAGCTACAAATGCTGAAACATTTCAAGGCAAAATTGATCGCTTAAAAGTAGGCTTTGATGAAGCAAAGGAAAGTTTAGGCCTAGCCTTATTGCCAGCAGTTGAGCAATTTATTACATTCTTAAACACCACAGGCATTCCAACACTAAACGCATTTATTGCAGGATTAACTGGAGATGCAGGATTAAGCAAATCATTAACTTCTACTCAAAAGAATGCTGAGTCATTTGGAAAAGCAATAAGCACAGTTGCAGGCATTATTCAAGGATTTATTACATTTATTAGAGAAGCAATTGGTTTAGTCGTATCGTTAGCAAATGAACTTATTAGAGTGGTTAATATAATTCCAGGTGTCAATATTGGATCATTACCTAATCCAGCCCCATCAGCAAGAGTTCCTGGCGTTCCTAGTGGTGGATCAAACTTTACCTATGGCGCAGGCAACCCATCAGTAACTAATGTTTATGTTAATGCTATTGATGGCGAAGGCGCAGCAAGAGCTGTTGGAAAAGTAGTTAATCAAAGCGCAGCTAGAAGCGTTCCAGTATTTAGTGGAAATGGAATTAGACTAAATTGACAGCATGGGCTCCAGATTGGAAATTAACTGTCAGCGGGGTCGATTATACTGACATAGCAATAAGCGATATTCAGCATCAGGCTGGTCGTGATGATATTTATATTCAGCCAAGCCCATCTTATATTCAGATAACTTTAGTTGCATTAAATGGTCAAACATTACCTTTTGACATAAATGACAGTTTAGATTTACAAGTCAAAGATAGTTCAAATACTTATGTTAGTTTATTTGGTGGCGACATTACCGATGTAACTGTTGAAGTTGCTCAAAGTGGTGCAGCTGGCACAGTTATTGCTTACACAGTTATTGCTATGGGTTCACTTGTCAAATTAGCCAAAGAAATTTGGGATGACAACATTTCTCAAGATGAGGATGGCGACCAGATCTATGACATTCTTTCAAGCGTATTACTTGGAACTTGGAATGATGTGCCAGCAGCTTCTCAATGGTCTACTTATGATCCAACTGAAACTTGGGCAAATGCTCAGAATTTAGGACTTGGTGATATTGACCAACCTGGACTTTATACAATGACCGCTCAATCTCAAACAGTAGATACGATTTACAATGTTGTTTCAGATATTGCCAACTCAGCATTTGGTTATATATTTGAAGCCAATAATGGAGATATTGGATATGCTGATGCAGACCACA